GTTTAAAACCTTGATTTTTATATTGTATAGTCATTAGTTCATAAAATAGTTAAAAGCATCTTGCTCATTTTTTAATTCTGTTTGAAAAGCAAAGTTAAGTTGGTTCTTTATACTATCTAAAGACGCAACAATTTGTCTTTGATTCTCTGCTTCGTATTGATCTTTTGGTTCTGGTATAAATACAGTTATCTTTGCCATTATCTTCTACCATCTGGTTGTGCATCTATTCTTAAAGTTCCATATCTCCAAGTTTCGCCTGCAGCATCGTTTTCAATTTTAACAGCTATTAGTCTACCTCTAGCTCTTGTATCTACTTTGTCTGTTGTGGACGTGACGGTAAAAGGTCCAAGAGGAGAGCTTGTTTTTGTATTGTTTGGAAAATCGTTAATAAACAAAGTTATTTTTGAATTACCTGTTTGATATTTAAAATCAGGTATGAATCTTCGAATAGAAGAAAATATCTGACCATCATCAATATCTAAATCTCCTGATGTAATAAAAGCTTGTATTGCAGTTGTTGTGCCATCTGCAACTTGATCAGTGCCGTCTTCATGAGAGTAGTATGTCGTTGCACCAAATCTGTTTGTAATACCCTGTATTGGAAAGTTTGGTGTTCCTGTTGCCACGTATTCTGTTGCGTAAGGTTTATCAAATACATAAGCGTCAACGTACGTTGTTCTAGCCAAAGATCCTGTCGTCCATACGTTTTCTGCGTAATTGTATGTAACGACTCTATCGATTTGTGTAGATCCAAATTTAGGATAGAACCACATAACCTCATCGTACAAAGAATTATACCCAGCAGCGATAGTTTGATTAGATCCAAAGTTAATTCCAAGATTGTCACCATCTGTTGTAAATACAAAATCCTCCACTAAACAAGGTAAAGATTTTACTGTACCATCGTATACAAAGAAGCCACCTGCATCACCCATCCAATAGGTAATACCATCAGCAAACACAACTGCGTTCTGTCCAATACACCCACAACCTGTACCAACTTGTCTAACACTAAATGTAAAAGGTGGTCCAACAAATTGTATTACGTAAGCTGCTCTATCTGTAAGAACAAGTGTATAGTCTTTGGCATTTACGGCCGCTCGTATCTCGCTGCCCGCATCTAGTCTAAAAGTCCCTGCAGTATTCGTTGCCGTTGGTTCGTATGTATTTAAATCTTCTTGATTTGAAAATCTTATAAACATTGGATCTTGTGTTCCTGCATTACCAATCGTAGTCTCTGTTCCTAGATGAAATAAGTGTCTGTCTCTATCAGATACAAGTGTCATGATAGAAGATGTTGGGTTGTTGGTAGTTGCAAAATTTGTTGTTGATGTTGAAGCTCTAATTGTTCTAGGGTTTGTAGCTCCAGCGTTCCAAGTAAAAGTCTTACCGTTGTGTACAGTTGCAACTAATACTTCACCGAAGTTATCAAGTGACCAGATACCTGGATCTAACGTTACGTCAGATACAGTTCTCGCTGTACCCCAAGTGCCTGTGTTCCATTGATATGTACCCCAACCATAACCCGTTGTTTGAAAAGTTGGTCCAACGTTTTCGTATGGATCAATAGATGCAGACCCCGCCGCAGTCATACCAGTTCCAGACTCAACAGCGGACATGGTAATTGTAAATGAGTTTGAAGCTGAGGTTATAATCTCATAAGACTTTCCCGTAAAATCTGCAGCGGCATATCCGGTAGCTCCACCACCAGGTAAGGTTACAGAGGAAAAAGTTACATATCTACCTACAGCTAAACCGTGAGAAGTTTTGTTTATTGTTACAGTAGCGTTGTTGTTTGTTGATGTAAAAGTAGCGCCTGTTATGGCGGTTGCTAAAGGTGAGATATCATAAAAGTCTTCACCGTAATATAAGAATAAACCTTGAGATGTACCTATAGCCGTATACTTCTCTCCAGCTAAAGAGGTAAAAGCATGTTGTGCTCTAGCAACACCAGGTAGTTCTTTTTGAGATACAGTGAGTTGTTTCCAACCACCTATCTTTTCTGGTAGTCCAGTTCTAAATCTGACATTGTCACCATCTATCCACTGACCTTCAGCGCCTGATGCTGTAGCTTGTTTATTGAATCCTGGTGCAAATATTAATTTTTTTAATGCCATATTTCCCCACTATACTAGTTTTTGGCTAAAAATATAGTCCATTCTAAATCATCGATCAAATCATTTATATAGACTTTCGTCTTCTTTTCTCTACGTATATATTCGTGTAATTCTTCTAGGTCAAGTATAAGCCATTGTTTATCACCTTCAAGCACCATCTTTTGAGCTTGTGTGTCTAGTCGTCCGTCTTGTGCCAACCCTTCTTCAGGTAGCTCAAACATATTTCTAACATCAAATTTATAAAAAGCATTATGTCCTTTTATTATGCCTGCTATATTCCAAGAAGTTTTTTCTTTTGGATATTCTATACCAGTTAAGTGTTTAGAGAATCGTTCTAGTATTGTCACTTAATATAATTAAAATTTATGACAAGTCTTTTTTCTGCGTTAGTGCAACTTGTGCCTGTGTGTTTAATCTGTGAATCAAACTCTACATATTGATTTCGAATGCTTTTAATTTTTTTACCATTTTCAAATTTAGTATAACCATCGTTTGTATTTATATAAAGAATACCTGTTGTAACTTTAGAATTTGTAAAATCTACGTGCATACCATGTTCGACTATTTTATTTGTGTTAGTGACTAAATTAGCCTTAACTCTTAATAATGCAAAAGGTTTTACCTTTTCAAAGATAGGTGTCAGTAAATCAAAATACTCAGATTGTATTCTATGAAAATTAAAAAAGGTATGAGTAAATTGAAAGTTTTGATTAATACTCATTTTTGGATTTAAATCTTCTTTTTCTACTATGTAATTATAATACCATGGAAATTGCTGTGAGGATATAACAGCAGCTAAATCATCAAACCTTACTTGATCTATAAAATTTTTATAAACTTGCATTAAATCCTTTTAATAATATGTCCCACGATATTTTTCCAAACGGCCATGTTTTAAACAAGTCATCTTTGTACGGAGTTTTATTTAAATGTTTTTTTGTTCTATCCCATATAGGGTTGTTAGTCAGATGCTCTGTCGTAATTTTATTTGCGTGTTTCCAAAATTTTGTATTGTGAATAGATCCTTGATTGTAAACCCAAGCTATAAAGTTCTCATATTGTTTTGCTCTTTCATCAAGAAGTATATTCAAAGTTTCTTGATCCATATCATCATGAATGTAATCAAAGAACCATCTATTAATATGATCATAGAATACACCTGACAATGCTTCCATAGGTTCATAGAAGATTGCTCGGTTTCCATTCTTAATAATTCTATTATTTAAAAATTGTTTTGATCGATAAGGTTTAAAATTAAAATCTCTTAGATCTTTTTTAGTTTTGTTTGATTTAAATATTTCGTTGATTTCATCAACAGCCTCTTGTTCTGTAGTTATCTTATCATTAAATAAATAACCCCATCCTTGTCTGTGTGTTAGAGGTATACCAAACATCCAACCATTTTTATGTGCGTAGTGATAAGTATAATCCCAGTCACCAGGTTTAGGAATAAGATTAACAAAAGCTCTGTTAATAGGAAGAGAAGTAATCATGTGATAGTTAGAATAGTTATCAGGGTAGCCTCTGCAATCTATTACGTAATCATACGTAGCTTTGCCTTTTGTAAATAAAATAGTAACTTCCTTTTCGTTTTGTTTTAATTCTTTAATATCTTTATTTAATACTTTAAATTTTTTGCCATAAAGTTTTTTAGCTCTAGCAAACATTTTTTCTGACAAGGCAAAATTATCAAAGTGCATGGCATAGTGAGTTGGAAGAATAGGACTAATAAAATCATTCTCTCTCCAGTTTCTATATTTAACACCTAGTTTAACTGTAGAGCTTAATTCTTTAGAATCAATAAACACATTATAATTAGCTGCATCCCATAATAAATGAGGTAGGTTAACATTACTACTTTCACCAATACCTAATATTTTTTTCTTAGGATTATATATGCAAGTTACTTCTGCTTTTTCTATATATTTTAAAAAATGCAAAACCGACATAACTCCAACTGTGCCTGTTCCTATCACCGCTATCTTCATCTAATATACCCAGCTTATAAAACTTAAGCGAGTCCCTTTAGTTATTGTTTTTACTTGATGTTCAAATATAAAATTTGAAGGAAAGATTAATAAATCTCCTGCTTTCATCTTTATTGTTTTATCTAATACCACAAATTCTCCTCCTTCAAAAGAATCATTTAATTGTCCCACTACGCTCAAA